TGCGCGCTAACACCAGTGTAGTACAATTCATTGTCAGCCCGCTTAGCCAAATTAATGACTTTGCTGGTGTTGAAATTCCATTGTTGAGCTCCAGTTTGAGAGACACCTTGTCTGATGAGAGCGTCAACTGTTGTGATAGTTGAGGGATCATCATTGGGATCTGTATCCTGGTACAACAAGTACTGACATGCCAAAGTACTTGGCACTGATGGTACATACCTGATGGCAAATTTCTTGAATCGATACCTTTCCCACAACTGAGATAGTTGTGTAAGTCTGGTCCCAGGATATAAACTGGGAGAAATAGGGAAGGTTTTCCTGATTGCGTCACCGACAGTAGCAACTGTTGGTGAAGCAGATACACGCCCCAAGAAATCACTGCCAACCAGAGTAACAATTTTGTTATTCATGGGCCGGTAGTTCGCATTAGCTTGCATTAAAGATAACATGGAGGACATAGTCACAACGTTGCCTACGTTGGATGTTGACTTGCCTTTCTTCACATTGTTGTTCTGGTTCTGGTTATTCTTCTTCTTACTTTGTCTCTTGGCATGGCCTTTCTTGCCAGCTTGAGTATTACGGTTGTTACCTGTCATTGTTTCTATTTTAAATCTAGACGATCATGACAGCGGTCTGGCAATACTACCCGGAGACCAAATCGGGATTACGCTTAGTAAAACACAGCACCGTTACCATCAACTTGATAATCATCGACGGCAATGGGTTCAATGTATGTAACACCGTTAGACCACAGAGATACTTGTCTCTCAAAGGCTATTTGCATGCTAGGAGACCATCCAGTGTTTAAACTGACGGCAGTCCTGCAACAAGGGAGGATTGGTAGATTCCTCGTCTTCTTACCAGCTAGAATTTTGGTGAGTTCATAGCGCCTAAACTGCTTATTGACCTTCTTCTGTTTACTTAGTGAAAGCAAAGGCTGAAGATGGTCTATAAGAGCTTGACAAAGCACAGAAACCATAGGAGTATGAGGGTCTGTGGAAAGGTAAGAGTAAGCCTTGGCCAAAGCTAGACAACGTAAGTCGCCTTGTTTGACTGTGATGTGGAACTTAGAAAAAGAACGTGGTAAGTCACAAAACTCTCTGTGACAACCTGAACAAATAGATCTCCCACAGAAGTTAGAGACTTCTGGTATTGGGGGAACTACGACTTTGAGTTTAAATCCTAGGAGCTCAGCAAAGTTTAAGTTTGCTACTACATCATCGACAATGTCATTGTCACAATTAATGAAACCATCGTCTCCTTCGTGATAAGAAGACCATGTTCTCGGATCATGTTTTCTCAAACAAGACCAGATGATGAAACGATTAAGAAAACCATTAGCAATTGACGTGTGGGCATCACCAGAAGCTCTGGTGCCTTCCACTTCGTACGACACTCCTAGGTCAGTGAAACCAGTCATGGTTTCCAACATTGGGAGTATCATATCGAGTTCAGGATGGAGACCTTCGGGGAAGGCAGTCCTGAACAACGCGCGCTCGACATGCACGATCATGTCGCGGGATACGGTCATGTCAAACCGACTAAAGTCAGTTTCAACAATGGCGCCCCTCCATGATTCAGCCATGAGCGGTCCTCTCTCTTGCGGAGTGAGGCCCTTGACTAAATATGGGCATTGCTTTGCTAGTTTCTCAATCGCAGCCACGTAAGGGCCTAGGATTGACAGGAATTTATCGCTTCTGGGACTGATGTTTCGAGGGTCCGTTGCGGTGGTTGAAGTTTCTACCTTGATAAAACTCTTTAGTAGACTGTCCTTCTTTAAAATTCCTGCCCCAGTCACTTCTGACCGGGCGAGGGTTAGTTCCTCTTGCCTGTGC